ACCGCCAAACGCACCAGCACGAGCCGCTTGAGCTTGCTGAGCCTGTCCTGCAATAGCCGCTTGACGAGCCGCATCGTTTTGCTGGCGCTGAATGACTTGCTGAACATAGGGCGACATGTACTGAGACAGCGCATCACCGCCAGTCACGCTACCTGCTTGGTAGTTGCTAGGGCCATACTGTGTGTTGAGTGCCTGTTGACCCGCCAACCCTGCCAAACCTGAAGCGCCAGCCAATTGGTATGCAGGCTGCATTTGCTGAGCGCCTTCAAAGGACTGCTTTTGAAGTGGAGAGAACTGCGCAACACGCTCTTTTGTATAAGCCTCGTAAGGGATGTTGGGGTCAGCAAAAGCTTCTGCTTTTCCCAGCAATCTTTCTGCGTAAGGGGCAAGTTGAGGCGCAAAACCTACTTGGTTTTCCGTTGTTTGTTGTAAGACTTGGCTGGCCATTTACTGACTCCTTATGCGGGAAGATGTTTCTCAGAACGTGAGTTGGCGGCTACTTTGCCCTTACCAACAGTCTTGCCCCGAGCTTTTTGAATGCGGTCCATCATGGCGTACAACTTACGTGCGCCAGCTTCTGTAGAGCCGTTACCCAGCTCAGACACAATACGTGCGGGCACTACGAACTCACCATCAGCAAGACGTGCGGGGTGTTTCTTACGGCCAATCGTAGCAGGGATGCTGTCAGACACGCCGTCTCCGGGACCTTTGAGCAAACGGCCACCATCAGAGTAACCGCCCAGTGCACCAAGACCGCCAAGGGCGTAGCGGGGCATCATGCCGCCGTTGGCGTAGCCCATCAAACCACCGTTGGCATTACCGGCGTAATCGTAGCGGTCTTCGTCAATATTATCGTCACTCTCAGCTTCTATAAATCTGTCGCTACCACCACCAATGGTACCGGCACCACCATCGTCATTGCCAATGTATGTTGGTTCGCCGGGGTATGAGCCAAACGCGTCTGGCAGGCCTTGTTGTTGCACACTGTCTGTTTCGCCAGTGTACGTGTTGTTACCGCTGTTTAGCGAGTTGTCACCCGCCATAGAGCCGTCGTAGTATCCCGAGTTGTCAACGTTTTCCCAAGGCTGAACTTCATATTCTGTGTTGTCATAGGGCTGATCGTATGGATCGCCTTGAGGAGGTGTATAGGGCTGATCGTATGGATCGCCTTGATATGGTACAGGCTCTGGCACACCCGTGTTCCCATAACCGGGCTCGAAGAAGTTTGGATCAACTGGCTCTGGGTCAGGAATATAGGGCGGGTTATACACCGGGTCAGGGTTGTAAGGGTCCGACGGCTCAGGGTAACGAATAGGGTCAGGCACGTCTGGGTCAGGCTCAAATGGTGGCGGCTCTGGCTCTGGCTCTGGGTAACGAATAGGGTCAGGCACGTCTGGGTCAGGCTCAAATGGTGGCGGCTCAACTGGCTCAGGCTCGTAAGGTGGCGGCTCCCAAGGCAGTACAGGCTCAGGCTCTGGCTCTGGCTCAGGGTAGGGGTATGGATCAGGCGGCATAGGCTCAGGATCAGGCTCTGGCTCTGGGTAACGAATAGGGTCAGGATCTGTTGGGTCAGGCTCAAATGGCGGTGGCTCAATAGGATCTGGATCAATGTACGTAGGGGGAGTATAGACTCGAGGGGGTGGCGTAGTTGGCGCAGAAGTTGGTTCTGTAACGCCAGTAGTTGGAGTAGTGGAAGTAGTAGTACCCGTAGTAGGTGTAGGTGTAGGTGTTGGGGCAGGGGGTTGAACTGTTGCCACAGGAGCAACTGCTGAACTAGCTGTATTACCCATCAAATAGTCGTACGCATCCTTAGACTGGCCAGACAGGGTGTTAAATCTGGCATACGGATCGTTTGTATTTTGAGCTGGGGCCTGTGCTTGGGCTTGTGCTTGTGACTGCGCTTGTTGTGCCTGCGCGTATAAAGCGGGGTCTGCTCTTTGTTCTACTTGTTTTAAAAGACTGCGTAAAATGCCGCCGCCGGCGAGCGCCACAATACCGCCGCTGGCCATGCCGGGTGGGAGCTGCTGTCCTAGACCTGCTGGGGGTGCGGATGGTGCGGGGGGTGCGGTCTCCCCTTTACGGATAAAGTCAGGGAACTGACGAGCGCCCCACTCACTGGCCAACACGGGGTCCATTGCTTTGACTGTGCGGGTATTAGCGTCGTATTGGTATGGTCGAATGTATCCCTTATACTGGGATGTAGGCATTTTGGTCGTTGTGGGGACCATGGCGTCAGCAATAAACGGAGACGCGGCGGCAAGGCCTGCCTTCCAATTGTCTTTGGCAAATTGTCCAAACGCAGAAGGGGTGTCCGTAACGGCTTTAAATCCAGCTCCAATTTTGTCTAGGTTTGATGTAGCCGCAGCGTTGGCGGCGGGGGCAGTGGCGGCATTTTGAAAACCTAAAGCCTGTGCTTGAGCATCTGTCAAAGAGGTTGCTAAATTAGCACTTTGTGCCCCCACAGCATTTGCTCCAGCCCCCATAAATGCTTGGCCTAGACCTGCACCACCATAAGCACCAAGACCTGCCATCAAGCCTTTAGACAAACTTCCAGTAGCCAAAGCCGTGACGCCGCCGACTGCTAGTCCAGCGCCTGCGGCACTCATCAAACCAAAACCAGCGGGGCCTAATGCAAAGCCTGCAATCATGGGCAAAAGCTTCTTCAAGAAGCCAGCTTCAGGCAAACCTGTGTCGGGGTTGATGGTTAGTGAACCGCCATTTTTCATGGCCAATGCCTGCAGACTCGCCACTTCTTCGGGAGTCATGTGAACAAGCATGGAGTCAGAGCCACGCCCTTTGGTGGCCATGTGGTTGGCTAATACGTGAAGGCTCATGTTTGCCTCTCAAAATGGGGGTTAATCAAGTTTATCATGTTGACGTCTTTATGCGAAGCATTTGGCTTGTTGCTTGTACACCATCTTGTGTGTCTCTGTAAACATCGCCTAAACGTAAGTTGGGTAAATCCGCATCAGTAGGCAGCGTAGCTAAATCTAAATTTAACGTAGTTCCGCCCATATCGCCGGGGTTAGACAGCTGGTTAAAAAACAGACGCAAGATATTGTTTAGCTGATCTTGATACCTGCGCTCGTACTCGTTGGGGGCCAACGGTAAGTTTGGTGGGGTTACATTTAGTTCAGCCATCAGCGTCTTCCATCCGCACGAATATCAATACGAGGAGCGCCCAACTGCCAAGCAGTGTTGATTTGGTTAGAACTGATCTTAAAGATCATCTGGCGACCACGCAAGCGTGTGTAAATCTGACCCGTGAACTCTTCCGTAATGTTGTACGTACTGCTTGAAGCCACAGGCTGGCCTGCATCACTTGTTACGCCAGAGCCTGAGTTAGCCAAACCAAACAATTCCATGGTCACTGTTGGCGTAGTGCCAGATGGGGAGTTTGTAGAGTTCTCAAAGGTCAAGTCTGGCAAGATCCGCCATACAAAACCAAAGTTGTGGCCGTCGCCAATATCAAACTCAGACGAAGAAATATAAGCATTAAGCGGCAGAACTTCGGGGGTCTCAACGTCGTTCAGCCCAAACTCATGGTTGACCAAGTTGTAGCTGTACGTGGCCGCAATCGGTGTTGGCAATAGCCCTGAATCAAGCCAAGCAGTACGCGCCATGGTTCCGTAGTACCAGATTTTCTCGACGTAGTTGTAAATCACATACTTGTCTACAGTCGTGCTGCTGCCAGAGCAATAGAACCACCAGACTTCATTGAAGCCTTCGTTAGTACCGCTGAAAATCTGAAGCGTTTGTTCTGGGTTCAGGTCTTGGAAAATGTAGCGGCGCAAGTCGCAGTTAAGCGTTTGTACACGGCCATCGTATGCGTAGAACTTGTCCACGCCCATCCAGAAAATAATACCTGAAGCAATCACAGCCGCGTTGGGGCTGATGATAGAGATGTTGTCACCCAAAAGCTGAGACGCCCAGACATACGGAGGGCCAAGGTACTGGAGTGAATACGCGCTTGAGTCAGTAAACACCACAATCTCTTGACGAGCCTGCACAGTCGTAATGATCTGCGAGCCGTGGGATAGTCGGGTAAACCCTGCCTGATTGGTGGGGTCTGGCGTCCAGTTATAGGGGTCGTTCTGGCCAGACCAACGGATCAGCATAGGATCAATTGCACTAGAGCCGTAGTCGTTTGTACCAAACACCATCACAAAACGTGAAGCATCTGAGACAGTCAGCGTGTTTTGCACAATCGGCGCATCAACAATGTTTGAGATGTAAACGCCCGAGCCAGTAGATGTGGTGCT